TCATCTTTCACCTCTCTTGTTAATACATTACCTTCTTCAATACCTCTTGCCATTATTTGCTCCAACATAATACCGGCAAATTCCTGAAGCTTTTTATTTTCTTTAGTAAGTTCGGTGTCTGGTGTGTAAACAATATCAAAGTTAAATGACATATATTTGTCTTTACCTTTTCCATTAAATTTTACTACACCAAACTTCAACACGGTTTCAGTAAACGTACCTGAAAGTATTCTTACATTCCAAGCTTGTTCATCACCTTTATCTGGAATTATTTGATAATGTCTATCTTCTATCAATACCATTAATGTTGATCCATCTTTTCAAGATTAACTACGTTATTAAGTATTGAATACTTATTAGTGACATACTGTTTAAAATCAGTTTCTTCAATAATAGGTTGCCAAAACTCTTCGTTTAACGTGTCTTTTTCTCGAACTTTTGGTTCCACCAATTCTCCAGTTGATTTATCAATTCTGCAGTACCAACCAGGGCTGGGCTTACTAACATAATTGCCAGACATAGCAACGTCAAGCAGGCCAGACCAATACTGCACACCGCCGTCCCAACTAACAGAAATAGGAATTTTAGACTTTTCTTTAACATATCTTGATTTCTCCACATTGATAACAAAGTGGTAGCCTTTTATTTCAGTACCTTGCTTATCTTGTTGTCTACCAATAATCCAAATATTATCTGCACTGTAGTATATGCCGGTACCGCCTGATACTACATCCCTTGGAAATAAACCTATTTCCTTATATGTATGATTAACTGCAAGTAAAGGTATGTCTTTCATATTTAAATATGGTGTTGTCATTCTAAACAAACCTTTAAGTGCTTTTGCCCTTGACATATCTGCCACTGACTTTTCATTGATTGCATCTTCCAATTCTTTTTTAGATGCAAGGTTACCAACTGAATCTATAATGATAATTACTTTATCACCACGATTCAAACCTTCAAGTTGACTTATCATATCAAACTTAAGTTCTTCTACATTTGTTATTGGTGTATGTAATACACGACTTGTATCAATATCAAAGTTTTCAAAGTATGCTTGCGGTGAACCAAACTCTGAATCATAAAATAATAATACAGCATCATCATACTTTTTTAAATATGCACTTGCCATAATCAAAGCAAATGATGTTTTAAAATGTTTTGATGGACCTGCTAATACAGTCAAGCCCGGTGTTATGCCACCGTCCATTGAACCTGATAATGCTACGTTTATCATAGGTACACTAGTTGGTACCATATCTTTTTCATTAAAAAATTTGGAATCAGAAAGTATCGAAGTAAAATCACTTTTACTATTCTTTTTTAATTTATCCATTATTGACATGCTATTCTCCTACAAATAATATAATTATACCATAAAAGCATCTAATTGTAAAGGTTTATTTTCACTAATTATTGATTGCTTTCGATTATCTTGTACCATAAAGTCTTGATCCCATAACTGATTGTTCAATCTACCATCACAAAATTTTAAAACATGTTCCGCCATATCACTTGCTGTTGTGACTGGTACATTTTGGCAAATATGATTTAAATTTTTAAGACCACCTTGTAATATAAAATCTTCAGGTAATCCCATAATGTTTAAGCATTCTCTTATTGTTAAAAATCTATCTTCATCTGGATGTGTAAGTTTAGTAGGTGCGCTACCTACAAAAGCACCGATATAATTCTTTGGTACATATACACCTCTTCTCATAATGTTTCCACCAGATGCTAATTTTTCATGCATT